TTGTTATTGTTATTGTTATTGTTATTGTTATTGTTATTGTTATTGTTATTGTTATTGTTATTGTTATTGTTGTTATTGTTGTTATTGTTGTTATTGTTATTGTTATTGTTGTTATTGTTATTAGTGTGTATTATTTTGTTATATAAGTGTTAGTGTGTATTATTGTGTGTATTATTGTGTGCGTGGTAATTTTGTAAAAATATCAAGTATTATTGTGTGTATTATTAGTGTGTGTATTATTAGTGTGTATTATTGTGTGCGTGGTAATAATTTTTTTTGTAACACTAATTAAAAATTTTTTGCTTAACACTTATATGGAAAAATCCTATATATATATATATAGCTTTATATATTTTTAAGGTTATGTGCTACCATAATATTGCTTAATATCTCCTTAATATAACCTTAATATAAACTTAATCCATTATTTTATAGTATAGAATAAATATATAAGTGTTAAACAATTATTATTTAATTAGTGCTACAAAAAAACGCTAAAAATTAAGCTTAGTTTATAGTTTACTAGTTTAGAGAGTATTTATAATTACTAAAATATAAGTGTTAAACAATTATTATTTTAATTAGTGCTACAAAACAAAAAGCTTAGTTTATAGTTTACTTAGTTTAGAGAGTATTTATAATTACTAATATAACAGTAAATACTAAGTTATGATATAGTTTAAGTTTAAGTTTAAATACCTCCAAACTATGTGACAATCCTAAAACTATATAACCAGCCCTAAAAAAACTAATGATATAGTTTAAGTTTAAATACCTCCAAACTATGTGACAATCCTAAAACTATGTGACAATCCTAAAAAACTATGTGACAATCCTAGTATGGTGCGTATCAAAAGTTATATGACAATCTTATAGTATTACATAATGACAGATATTTATGGGATAGTATTACATAATGACAGATATTTATGGGATAGTATTACATAATGACAGATATTGGAGTGGGGTGGGTCGGTCGCCAAGCCGTAGGCGTAATGGGCGTGGGATTACTAATATATCCAACTACAAATAATTAAAACTTTAATTAGTCATAAAAATATACAAATAATTAAAACTTTAATTAGTCATAAAAATATACAAATAATTAAAACTTTAATTAGTCATAAAAAATATAAAAATAATTAGCCATAAAAAATATAAAAATAATTAGCCATAAAAAATATAAAAATAATTAGCCATAAAAAATATAAAAATAATTAGTCATAAAAATAATTAGCCATAAAAAATATAAAAATAATTAGTCATAAAAATATAAAAATAATTACTTGACTTAATAATATAATTATGATATGATTATAACAAAATAAAGGTTAATAATAATGAACTCTCACATAGATACACTACTTACAGATGTATCAGATGATGAGAATACTCACTTAGTAAAGATTAATATACCAAGAGCATTGAGTAAACTCTCAGAAATTAAAATAGCATTACTATTTAAAGCAGAAGCATTAGTAGAAGATATAATAGACTCTAAAGAACTAGCCATAGTTACTACTGCTGTAGTTTCACTAGAAAAGTCTATACTAGAAGAGAAGAATAGAGATGGTAGTAATACTATAGATAATATATTTAGTATTATTAAAGGAATAAATACACCTACATCTCCTACACAAACATATATAGATATGCTACCTTATGAAGAGACTAGTATATGATAAGTAATTATAATGAGTAAACTACAATATCTTAGTTCTACACTAGGGTCTCCTAAATGGAGATTAGAAAACTTATATAACATAGTTGATAAAGATGGTAAAATACTAAGATATAGTCCTACTACAATACAAAAGAGAGTACTTAATCACGACCACCAAAATCTTAGAACTATATATTTAAAAAGTAGGCAGGTTGGTATTACTACTACATTACTATTAAAGCGTCTAGATACAGTTCTAACCACACCTACATACTCTGCTGGTATACAATCATATGGGAAAGATGAGACTAAAAAACTAGTAGATAAAGTAATGGTTGCTATTAATGGTCTACCAGCTAATGGTCTTAAAGAGATATTTGGGCTTGAGATAGATACTAAGAACTCTACTAGTGGTATAAAATTTAGTAATGGTTCTAGCTTGTCTATAGGTAACTTTAGAGGTAGTACACAACAATCACTACATATTTCAGAGTTGGCTAAACTTAGTATGAAATACCCGGATAAAGCTAAAGAGCTTAAAACAGGTGCATTCCAAGCAGTAGGTAACAATAATAGAATATCAGTAGAAAGTACAGCAGAGGGTAGGTTTGGTATGTATCCTGATATGTGGAATTTAGCAGTAGGTAATAAACACTCTACTACATTAGACTTTGCACCACTATTTATTCCTTGGACTGAAGATAGTGACTGTAGATATAACTCTTCTATAGTACCTACTACAGAAGAGTTATATGAATACTTTAATACAGTATCTGAGTATGTAGCCTTATTTACACCATATGGAATATATGATAAGGTTGATATAACTCTAGTTACTGATAAGAAAACTATAGTACTAGATGAGAGTCAAGTAGCGTGGCTAACTATTAAACTAAGAGAGTTAGGAGAGGATTTTAATAGAGAGTACCCACTTACTCCAGAACTAGCATTTGCTCAATCAGTCCACGGTACTTACTTTAGAAAACAATATAATACTATAGTTTCCGAAAGAAGAATATTAAAAGTATGGTATAATACCAATTATAAAGTGTATGTTAGTTGGGACTTAGGAGTAGCTGATGAAACAGTACTTCTATTTTGGCAAGTAGTAGATGGTAGGATATTATTAATAGATGAGTACTCCAGTTCCGATGATGGTATAGAACACTATATAGAGATATTAAATAAGTATAAAATATTACATAATATTGAGTATTCATATCTTATAGTACCTCACGATATAGCTGTAAGAGACTTCTCTAGTTCACAAACTCGTGCTAATATACTTAGAGATGCAGGGTTTAGATTAGAGGTAGTACAAAGAATAGCTTTTAATGATAGTATTACTAATGCTAGAACTCTATTAATAAGTAATCTAATTATTAATAGTTCTTGTAAGTATACTATTGTTGCTATACAAAATTATAGGAAAAAGAAAGATGAGAAATTAAATATATATCTTGATACAGATGTACACGACATAAACTCAAACTATATGGCTAGTTTTAGGTATGGTGCTACTTATTTAGGTAGATATATCACTACTAAAACAGCAATACATATTCCTAATTATCAAGCACAAAAAAAAGTAAGAGGCTTTACTGTATAATAAAAATTTTATTTTTATTATTAGTATACAAAAATACTCTTTTTTTATGATATTATTGGAGATATAAAAAAAATTAAAGGTAAATCAAATGAATGATAGTACACCTAGTATAGAACTAGACACTAACACACAAACTACTAACACCGTTGAAGACACTAGTGGTTATGAGAAAAGGTATAAAGACTTACAGGCTCACTCTACTAGAGTAGCACAAGAAAATGCTGAATTAAGAAAGTCTATGGAACTACAGAAAATAAAAACAGAAGTTTCTAATAGTACACCATTAGTCTTAACAGATGAGCAAAAAGATACTTTAGATTTACTAAAAATTACTGACCCNGAAGAGTATAGAATATCTATGAATAAAATAGAAACTGACCATAATCTTACAGTTAGTAATAAAGTTAATGAGGCTACTAAATCAGCAGAAGCAGAACAAAATCTTACTGAAATGTCTAATAGTCTTACTGAATTTAGTAAAAAAGAGGGAGTTGTACTTAGTGTTGAAACTATAGACCTTTTACCAAAAAGATTTACAGACATACAAGAGGGATTATTAGAAAAAGGAACTATTACTTTTGAAGAGTTTTTAGTTAATTGTAATGACTATTTAGTAAGTAATAAAGTAGTAGACAACCTAGAGATTTCAAAGTCTAATTTTCACTCTTTAGGTGGTACAGGATATGTACCTAATATAGATACTTCTTCATTTAATGATAAGTATAAAAAATCAATTATTTAAAGGAAAATAAATGGGTACTACAGGTAAAGTGGATATTAATAGTCCATTAATAAGAAAAAAATGGGTATTAGATAATCTATTAAAAGAAGCACCTACTAGTTTTTGGTTGCCATTCACTGGTACAACTTCTGGTAGCTTTGTTTATTTAGAGAAAGATGAGTCTTGTACATCAGGACAAAATATAATCTTTGATTATAGTGGAGAACTATCAGGTAAACTATTAAGAGATAATGAGCTAGTAGATGGTAGAGGTACTGGGGAAATTAAAAGAAAGTTTAGTTCTAGTCTTACAATGAAAGACCAAAATCTTGAAGTTAATAATGGTACTAAGTTTGATGGGTGTACTATAGGAGACTTATCAATAAGCCAACATAGTGATAGTGTTAAATTATTAGGTAGTCAATATATTAGAGTATCTGACCAAATGAAATTTGATAATGCTCAAGGTGTGTTTGCTCCAGCAACTCATATATTAGTTAAAGAGGAACTTACATATAATGATATTGTAGATATAGAGAGTCTATCTTCTGCTACTAGAGCTAAACTTGTTAAAGCAGGAACTAAGGGGGAAGTAACAACTACTCCAGCAGTAAAAAGAGCAAAACTAGGTACAGTACAAGGTAAGTATATGTTACTACTAGATACATACTCTGCAAATGCACTTAAGAAAGACTCTAAATATCAAACACTAATAGCTAGTGGAGATGTTAGAGGTATGGATAATAAGGTTCTTACTCTTGCTCTAGGTAAGGTTGGCAAACTTAATATAATAGAGACTCCAGAGTTTGAAGGTAGTACACCATCAGTTAATGGACTATTAGGTTCAGTAAATGATTCAGAAGTAGAAGTAGCTGGACTTAGAAAATATTCAGTAAAAGGTACTGATGTATTTTGGCAAGGTACTCCTGAATTTGATATTAATTATGACTTATTCCTAACAGGAGATACTACTGTAAGTATATATAGTAGAAATCTATTATTAGGTAGAGATGCTCTTCAAGCAGGGCTAGGTAAATCTCCTGATTATAAACTATATGAGTCTAAATATGGTAAGGAAACTTCATCACTATTAGAGGTTGTAACAGAGGTAAATAAAACTGTACTAACATTAGAGTCTGGTCAAGACTATAAAGGTAAAGTAACAGGTATAGATTTTGGTATCATAGCTATTGATATTAAGCATTCACTATAAAGGAGATAGAAAATGGGAGCCACAACAACAACAACAACAACAACTAAGAGTATAAAAATATACTCAGTTCTAAGTGAACAAAAAGCAGAGGTATTTAATATACCTATGTCGGCTTTACTTACAGAAACATATCCAGAAAACACTACGTATACTATAGACTGTAGCATAGTTAATACTGACATATTAACTATTACAGATACAGTAGTTAATAATTCAACACTAGTTACTACTAATATAGTTATTGAAGATAATTCTATAAAAATTACAGTTCCTGCTAATACATTACCTATTGGTATAGTATCAGTTGTAAGAACTTATGTACCTCTAAAAAGTATTAATACTGGAACAAAAGCAGTTCCACCAGTACTTTAAGGGTTGTAGATGACTATTACTACCTTAATATCAAATATTAGAGAAACAGTGAAAGATGTTTCTGAAGGTAGTAATACAACTAGATGGTCTGATAATAATATACTCTCAGTAATTAATGAGGGTATATTAGATTTATGTTATAATACCAATTACATTAAAAAGACTGGTAAAATACTACCTACAGCAGAATTAGGTATATTTGAACTACCTGCTGATGTAAAAACACTAACAAATGTAGTATGCAATGGTTGTAATTTGGACTTAGTAAGTGAGTCTGATTTAGAGCGATTATGTTGTAATTATAGAACACAGACAGGTATTCCTAGATATGCTACTAAATCATCTATGTCTAAAAATAAACTTAGAATAACTCCAGCACCTAAAGGAATAGAATGAATATAGGAGATTTTGAAGTAATATCTGATGAAGTATTAGGTGGGGTTAAACTTTTCCTAAAAACTAGCATTTTAAATACTAAGAATACTAGTTTAGAGTCTACTATTCTTATTTATAGTAATAGTATTACTAATTCAATAGATTTAGACTCAATTAAAGTATCTGATGATAATGTTGAACTAATTATTACTTTTATAGAGTCTTTTGATAATATTTTATATCATACTGTATTACAGATAGATTATACTTCTGTTATTGAAGTAGTAGAAAATATTAGTGCGATTTCTGCTAATATTTTATATAATGCAGAAATTATATCTAATACTCAAAATCATGATTATATAACAAGAAGTAGACTACTTAATCCATTTAGAATAAATAGTAATGTTATATCTATTATCTATGAAGAAGTAGACCAATTTCCCAACTTAGTACCACCTCAGTATAGTATTACAGATAATGTTGAAGCATTGCAAACAAACCCAAATTTCTATCCAGTAGATAGTCTAGATAGTATAATTAATAATTTAAAAATTATAAGTATAGATACAGCGACTGGTCTATTTACTAGTGTAGATGTACCTATTACTACACCATATGGTAGTATATATAATTATATACATTTAGGAAATATTAATAGTAATCATTTTTATCTATTTAATGTAAGTAATATATCTAAAACTATGATTACTAAAGTAACCCCAATAGAAAATTCTATTTTTATATATGAACATACTCTAAATACTAATGTAGATAGTTTAGCTGGTATTCCTAAAGGTACTAGTAATGTGGTAGTAGATTTATATGATATTAATGGAGATTTAATTACTGATACAGAAATTAAATCTTCATTAATATCGAAAATTAATGTAGATTTAAGTTCTCACACTTTAGCTAATATTAGATTTGATAAGACACAAATAGAAACTTTATCTGATGGAAGTATTTATATTTCTTCACTATATACTAATTGGTATACCTCTCCATATACTTCATATTATTATGTAACTAATCCTTATAGTTTATCTTCTTCATATATTGGACTAATTAATGTTATACAAATATTAAATATTGATGATACAAATGAACATAATAATATAACTATTGATGAGTCCACTAATACATCAACTAATACTATATTATGTGCATTTAATGCTACATATGTACAGGAAGTATAATATGATAATATATAAAAATACCACTTATGGTAGCAATAATACTAGTTTTTTTGAGGTACATAATGTATTATATTCAGTAGTAACTTACTCACCACAAAATATGACTCAAGACATATTACAACCTCCCACTATATTTATAGAAATATATAAGGTATCAACATTAGATATTAATATAGGTAAATATAAAATCATTGAGAATATCTTGTTATATTCTACTACAAAAGAAGGGTCTTTTGATTTATTTACAGATGGGTATTATAATTACTTAATATTAACAAGTAGTATTTCTTATAATAACTATATTGATACTTTAACTATAGTATTATCTTACTATGATGGTTATAATTACTCATATCAATCTTTTAATATTAATAATTTTACTACTGCTGATGGTCTAGTAGAAAATATAACTACTGTCATAGGAACTATTATTTTTAATAAAGGTAAATATTTAATTACTAAGTATTTTGATACTACTTTTAATATTAATAAATTTAATATATATGATAGTGTTACTAATGATTTAATAGTAGTAGATACATATACGAATAATGTATTTGCAATTAGTAAGTTAGAATTTCCTTTACTTTTAACAAATAGTTTTAATAATACTGGCTCAGCTGCAGACTTATCAGTACCTATAAGGAATTCTCTAACTAATCTATTCTATGCTAGTGGAGTACAAAAAGGATTATTTAATGCTAGTATAGTTACTAATATTAATTATCCTATTATAAGTGAATTAATTGAACTATTACTTAATCAAAATATTACTGGAAGTTTAGAAAGTAAAGTTATTATAGATAAAATTACTGAGTTTATAGTAGCTACTACTGACTCTACTACTGACTCTACTACTGACTCTACTACTGACTCTACTACTGACTCTACTATTCTTAATGATAGTATCTCTGATATATTAAGTATTATAAATACTGATAGTACTAATACAGACTTTAGTAATATTATAACTACTTTAGTTGATAATTTAATTGAGTTTCTAGGTACATCCTTCACTAATAATTGTTATATAGAGTATATAGCATACCCACCTATATATTCTATCACTGATACTCTTGATGAGTTAGACCCTATGATGATATTAGCTTTAAGATATTATACTAGTGCTATGTTACTACTAGAGGATACTGATACTATTGGTAGAACATTAGCAAGTGATTACTTAAAAATGTATGCAGATATAAAAGAAAAACTAAGAGTACAACAACTATATAATATGAGTTCACAAACTTATGGGTATAAAGGAAAATAATGACAAATATACAGTTAATGGAAATGTTTAAACATATAGAGGGTAAAGTTAATAAGATAGATGATAAACTAGACTCTTTACATATATTTAATAAGGATTTAGCAGTGTTTAAAAAAGATATAGAACATTTAGGAGAACAAATATTAGATATTAAGACATACATATCAACTCTTGAGTCAGATAGAAAACTAACTAATAGAGGTATATTACTAGTTTTAGTTACTGGAATTATTAATATTGTTATATTTTTATTAAAGGGACATTAATGTTACAATTATTTAAATCAACCACCATCACTAGAGGCATAGCAATACAAGTACTTGCTTCAGTTATTATGGGAATAATTACTATTGTTCCTACTATGAGAGAAGAGTTAATTACTATATTTGGAAAAGAGTATGGCGTAATTCTATTTATGGTATTTACTATGTTAAATAGTACTATTATTATATACCAAAGAGCTATTACAACTAAACCATTAAAGGAACTATAAATGTTTGAAAAATTAGGTAAGACAGTAATACTATCAGAACTAAAAAAAGATAGAGAAGTACATAGTATTATTATACATTGTTCTGCTTCTAAAGTTGATTTGAAAACAAATGCTAAGACTATACACAAATGGCATTTAGATAGAGGTTTTAGTGGTTGTGGATACCATTTTGTAATTACTGGAGATGGTACTATCCAATATGGTAGAGATACTAAAAATATTGGTAGTCACGCTAAAGGACATAATACAGGCACTATTGGAGTATGTTATATAGGAGGCGTAGACTCTAAAGGTAAAGTTATTGTGGACTCTATGAATGAAGCTCAATCACATAGTATGAAAACTATTATAAGAACTCTGAAAAAAATATATGGTAGTAAGACTGTAATAGGTCATAATGAATTACCTTATGTTAATAAAGCTTGTCCTTGTTTATCTATGGACTTATTAAGAGAAGAATTATAAATGCCTACACTTACAGTATTCTCTGGAGGATTAAATATACTTACTGATAAGTCATTACTTAATGAGAAGTTTTCTACTATATACACTAATTGTGATAATAGTAAAACTATATTAAGACCTATACAGTCTGATAGAGAGTTAGATATTAGTTCACTTAAATGGTTTGTAGTATGCCCTGATGAAACTAGTTGTATTAGTGATGATATTGGATATATTACGAATAATAAGAATATACAGTATGTTAGTAATAATGATGGAATATTTGAGTATGCTAATAGACCATTAGTACCATTTACTATGGATTATAATATATCCTCTATAAATAATAACGATATACTAATATATTTTAATCTTTCTACTGTTGGTGTAGTAAATAATAGTAATAATATTAGTGTTTCTAGAAGTAGTGCATTATATAAAAGACAAGGAACTAAAACTACTATAATAAAAGATTATGGTAAACTACTTATTGATACTATACTAGATAGAGAAGTAAATGACTTTGGTAATAGTTTACAAACATTAGGTAATATATCATTTTACATAGTAAATAATACTATGTCTCCTATATATGCTAATAGTTCATATACTTATATACGCTCATCTAATAGTTCATATACTATTAATATATATGAAGAAAATAAAGAAAATAAAAATTTTAATATATCTGCTGTAACACCTGTAGTAGTAGGGGCTAATACAGGTGGTACTCATATAACAGTTATGGGTACAACAATAGTCCCATTTACTGGTACTACTAGTGAAGAGTTTATATGGGAGGATAGTAGGTTTGATAGTAGTGATACTCCAGAATATGGATGGGAGGATGGATTGGGGGAGAGTAGTTATACTCAACAATGGGAGAAGAGTAGGGTTGATAGTTATACTCCACAATATGGAGAAGAACTTATATACTATACCATACTAATAAATGGTATTACTAAGTATTATAAATCATATGCTGTACCAATAGATTGTTATGTAGATGGTATATTTACAGATTATACGACAGATAATACTTATAATCACTGTAAACCATTGCATATAATTAATATAATAGGTAATATAGGTATAATAGGTAGTAACTATTATATACTATATGTTGATGGTAATATACTACATAAATTAATATTTACTAAAGATGGTACTACTATTAGTAATATAATATTACCTCAACCAAGTACATATTTGCTATATGATTATGTAATATCACTGACTCAAGGAGGAGTATCAATAATAGATTTGTCAGAAGAACAATTTAGATTAAGTAACCAAGTCTTGTATCAGCCTGTAGTATCAGTAAGTACTGATACTGATACATTATTCTATCTTTCTTATTGTAAACAAACTACTAACTCTGATACTAATAACGGTCATTATTCTAATCTCAATAATTATACTTGTGTTTTTAATCTTAATACAGGTACACAAGTTATTTCATCTACCATAAATGAGATTGATAGTAGCTTAAATATAGTAAGGACTGATTTTGTTGGTTATGCTCCTTTGCTTATATTTAAAGACTATTATGGTAATTTTTCCTACATCAAATATTACCCATATACTTTATCTGATAATATACCAAAATGTTTTGTAGATATTAATCTTGGTATTAGTTCTACACAAAGTAATATTCTTATTCAGTCTAATTACATATTAGGTGTTATTGATAACATACTATATACTTATATGTATTATAGTACTAATGATATGTCTGAAATTATTTATAGTATTGATGATAGTACGATAACTAAACTTATAGAGCCAATAAGAGCTATTAGCTCTACAAGTGTTATTACCAGTAAATATAGGTACATACTAATAGAAAATATTAAAAGAAATAGTACAGGTTCACAACTGACTATTAGAGTTTATGATAAAAATGTTAATATTATCACTATAATTAATATATCTACTACATTAATTCTTCTCCCTATAGAAATACAAGATTACTCTTTATATAATTATACGCCTGATAGAGCGATTACAGAACTACCTGATGGTAGTTTATTATATACATACTATGAGAATATTCCTCTTCCAATATATGCTTTATTTGTATATATCTATCCTGATGGTACTTCTAGTTATGAAGAAGCACCAATACTAAATAGCACACCATTTGAAAGAGCTAAATATCTAGTAAATAGTATAGATATAAATAATAATGATATTCCTGATATTCCTGATATAGTACCTAGTATTGAGTGTACTACTGATATAGTAAATACTACAATAAGTGAAATAACGCCTAGTTGTACTCTCCCTATAAAGTTAGGTGTAGAACCAATAAATAAAATATGTTATACCAGTCTTAAAGTAGAGATGGTATGAGTACTTATGTAATAAAGTATGCTTGTACAGAGGTAACACCATATGGTATAGAGAGTGTACCAAAATTCTTGCCTACAGAGTTTTGGTCTTCTGATAATACAGCACTACCTAATTCTTATATAGACTCTTTTGGTAATAGTGGTATAGTACTTAATTTAACTAAAACTAATATTAATAATGGTATTTATATTTATAGAATAGGTAAAACTTTAACGGATTATACATTAGTAGTAAAATTACCTCCTAATGGTACATTAGTAGATGAATTTATAGATACTAAATCTGATGATGAGATAGTAGGGATACATCTTCTAGAAACTGTAACTAGTGGTACTCCTCCAAAAGGATTAAAAGGTATTAAGGTAATATATGCTACAATGTTTGGATATATTAATGATAAATTATATTTCTCTAATATTGGTGAGTTTAATAGATGGAGTAGTTCACATTATCTAGATTTTGATGAAGATATTACAGGGTTTGGTTCAGTACATAATGGTATTATAGTATTTACTAAGTACTCTAGTTGGCTAGTTACAGGAGAGTCTTTTGAACAATTTTCTAAGTATCAATTAAGTAAAGAGATAGGGTGTACTAATGATAGAACTGTGGTTAATTATGATACTACTCTACTATGGCAATCTCATATAGGTATTATGAGTTATAATGGTAGTTCGTTAGAAAATATAACTAAAATACTATTACCTATAGGTTATTTAAAAGACTCAATAAGTGCTATAGTTAGTAATAATTATTATATACTTGGTTTTATTGATAAGCTTGTAATATTAGATTTTAGATATGACTTTTGTATTAGAGAAGTAGATATTGGTGGTACATTATCAAGTACTGATAATAAAGCATATTTAAGAAAAGAAGATGGTTCTATAGTATGTTTATTTGATGGTATAGATAGTAGAGAACTAACATATAGGTCTGTATTACTTAAAGATGGTAAACTAACTGAGTACAAGACCTATAAAGATTTTTATATTTCTTATATTGGAGATATTACTATTACTATCTTAAGTGAAGGAGAAATAATATATAATGGTACTTTACCTACGACTATTAAAAGAAATACTATTAATATAAAAACTATTAATCATTTTAAAGGATATGCTATTGAGATGGTTATTGTAGGTACTGGAGAAGTATATGAGGTAGATTATCAAATAGTAGGGAGAGGTAATGGTAAATAAACTAGGTCAAGTACCCTTATCAGTAGACCCAGAGCTAAGAAGATTTCTTACTCAAACCTTAGATACACTAAATAATATATTAGGAATAAAAGGAACTTCTCTAAAAGATACTATATTAAGTACAGTAGATAAACAATCCTCACTACTCTCAAATGAAATAATATTACTACAAGAAGTAGTAAATGAGAAAACAGTACACTTAGATAGTACTATTTCAGTGATTGATAGTAAAGTTGATGAGTCTATAGTATTACTACAAAGTAATTTAAATTCATCTGAAGAGGGTATTTTAACTAGATTAGATAATATTGATACTATAAATGATAATATTATAACCTCTTTAGTAAATATCAATAGCGCTATAGATACAAGGGTAGTAGAGGTTGATTTAGTACCATTACTAGATACTGCATCTAATCAAGATATTATAAATAAAATTAATGAGATTTTATTATCATTAAAAGTTAATTAATTTTATTATATAGTATGGTATAATAGAAAAATGAAAGGCAATTAAATGAGTATAACTTTAACCAATAATAGTATATGTGACTTAGATAAACTAACACATACAACACATCAGTTTTGTAATGGTGTGTATATTAGAACTATGAATATACCTAAAGGTGTATTAGTAGTAGGGCATAAACATACAGAAGATTGTTTTAATATATTACTTAAAGGTAAAATAGAAGTAAGTATTAATGATGATAAAAGAGTATTAGAGTCACCAGATATTTTTATATCTAAAGCAGGGTCTGCTAAAATAGCTTTAGCCTTAGAAGATACTATCTTTTGTAATATATTATCATCTACTAGTGAAGATATAGATGAAATAGAAGATAGATTAATAGATAAAGAGTATTATAATGAAGTAGTAAACTTATTAAACACAGGAGGTCTTATATGTCATTCGGTATAGTGGCTGGTGCAGTAATAGGAGTAGGTGGAGCTATCTATAGTAGTAAGCAACAAAAGAAAGCTAATGATAAAGCAATAGCTTCTCAAAATTCTGCAAATGCTATAACTCAAGAATCAAATGCTGAAGCTTTAAAACTACAAAGAGAGCAGTTTGATTTTGAGAAGAGTAGGTATTCTGATTGGAAAGATATTTATGGAGACCTGCAAGAAGATGTAGGTACTTACTATAAAAATCTTACTGGTACTAGTATGTCTAATAAAGAAGTAACAGAATGGCAACAAGCTCAACAAAAGGCTAATACTAAAATAACTCAAGAACTTGCTAAAAGAGGTATTAGTGGTAGTGGGTTAGAAGGCTCTCTTATAAGAGAAAATATGTATAATACAGAAGTACAAAAAGCAATATCAAGAGCCACAGCAGATGAGAGAATTATGGCTAAGAAACAAACCTTTGCTTTAGGTGGAATACCCCAAGGTAATCAAATAGTTAATGGAATGCAAAATGCTACTGCTGGTATAACTAATGGTTTAACTAATGCAGGTATACAAGCTAATAATAATGCAAGTTTACTTAGTACTTTGTACCAAAATCAAGCTAATACTGATAGTAAATTACTTGGTACTATATCTTCAACCATTGGTCAAACTATTGGTAATAGAGATTTACAAGGTACTAAAGCAGGGTGGTTTAATGGATAATTATATACAGTATATGGAGGTTAAATAAATGGACGCATTTGCAGAGGGTCAAAGTATAGGTAATACTATAGTTAATGATTATTACAAAGGGGTTGCTAGAGGGAATGAAGCTTATGATAGAGCTAGAAAAGAGTCACAAGAACGACTAGCAGATGAGCTAAATGGATATACTACTGATACTAAAGGTAATTCTACTCTTAATAAAATAGGAGAGGGAGCAACAGAAAAGGCATTTAGTAAAGCTGATATAGAACTACAAGAGATGAGATTAGCTTTTAATGAGATAAAGAATGAACAGGCACAACTAAAATCTATGCAAAATGCTAAGTCTATGACAGGTGTAGTGACCTCTTTAGCTAAAGGTAATGTTTCAGACGCTAATATGTATATAAGTAGAAATCCTATTCTAAAAGAGCAGTTACTAGCTAAGGGGATTACAGGAATACAAGCAGTAGATTTTGATAATGATATTAAACTATTAGAGGGTAATCCATTATTAGATACTACTAGATTAAGTGACCCTGCATATAGAACAGAAGCTAATAAGATGTTTTTTAAAGTTAGAAATCCAGATGGTTCTTATAGAATAAGTAATTCTGAAGATTTATACAAGGTTACTGGAACTCATCAGTATACTACAGAAGAGTATAATAAAAAAATGCAAGATGGTTTTGCTTACACAAAAAAAATGTTAGCTGACCCTAGTACAGCTAATCCTGATACTATAGATACTCAAAGTCAAGTAGATACTAATACCCTAAATGAGAAATTGGCAGTACAGGAAGATAGTACAGAGTATAAACTACAGAAAATGGCTGAATATGCAGTAAAACAAAAAAACCCTAAAATTACTTGGAAAGAAGTGGAGTCTTTAATAAAACAAGAAGCTGAAGTTAAAGAGTTTGATAATAAAGCAAAATTATTAGACACTAAAACTCAAGGTACTATAAAAGTAGAAGAAGTTAAAAATGAGAATAGAATAGAACTAGAAGATGTTAAAAATAAGAATAAACTAGAACAAATAAACCTTAGTGCTGAAGTAAAAGCTAAGTATGGTACTCCTGCTGGTGCTGGTACTCCAGAGTATACTAAGGGTCAAACATATGCTATGGGAACATTAAAACATATATATGATGGACATAAGGTAACATTAGATAATACACAGATGCCTAACCTAGTTAATATCTCTACTCAAAATAGTAAAGTTTCTAAGAAGATACCTACTGATAAATATACTGAAAGATTTAGTTCTCTTAAAAATTTAGATAATTTATTAGTTAAAATGGATAAAGTAGAAAAATTAGGATTAATGCCTAAGGTTTCATCTATAGTACAACTAGCATTTAAAAATAAAGATACTGAAGAGGATATACTTACTAACGGAGCTAATTCTAAAGCTATAGCTACTTTAGGTGTAGACCAAGAAATAAGACTTATAATAGCTGATTATGTTAAAGCAATGTCAGGAGCTTCTTATACAGATGCAGAAAGAAAAGAGAAGACTCAAACTATTAGAGGGTCTATATTAGGTGGAGGGTTATCACTAACAGCTTCTATAGAAAACTTTATGAATTATAGTAGAGAGAGTATTAAATCTAATATGAATACTGATGTAGCTATAGCACCTAGTGTAATACTACAAATTGGTATAGCTAATAAAGGACTTTTAGTTACTAGGAAAAAAAGGTCTGTAGTACATAAAAATGGTAAAACATTAACACAACCAACTAAACAAAAAGTGAAATCTAATAGTATTACTGAGGAGAGATGGTAATGGATATAACTTATATACAAGACCTATTTAGATATGCTTACTTAGCTAACACAGATAGCAGAGAGAAAGGTAATATAGCATATAAGTATTATAATAATGAGCATTTTACTTCTGAACAGCTAGAAGCTTTAGAATTAAAAGGACAACCATCAGAAACATTTAATGTAATAAAAAAATATAGTAGATTACTATTAGGTTATTATAGTAAAGGTACTAATATGGTATCTCTAAAACCTACTCAAGAGTCAGATAGTACCATAGTAGGACTACTATCTGATACATTATCTTATATAAATTATACTAATTCATTCTCTGAAAAGAGTGATAGTGTAAAACTAGACTGTTTTTTAGCAGGACTAATGGTATTTCATAATGAAGTTGTTGAAGATAAAGATATTAGAGGTAATTCTATAGTAGATAAATATGGAAGAAAACAAAATAAGATTATTAAAAGACATATACTAGCTAATAAAGTAGTACTAGACCCTCTATCTAGTGAAACAGACTATAGTGATGCTAGATTTATACATACTTTTAAATGGGTAGCTAAAGATGTACTTAAAGAAAAGTACCCTAAAGCAGATATGAATAAATTAGATAGTAGTAATTCTTTAGGTGTAGTAGAAGATACAGATAGTCTTAGTATATATAGTGGTGATAACAGTAATGATTTTAGTAGTATGGTATTAGTAATTCACACAATACTATTAGGTGCAGAGACTAAGTCTATAGTCTGGAGTGGTGATAGTATACTAGAAGAAAATACTCTTGAATACTCAGAAGTTAAAAACCCTTATGTAGTAGTTAAACTATCTGAAGTTGGTAAAACTAATTATATAGGTATTTTCGCTGATGTATTAGAAGCTCAAAATTCAATAAATCAGGCACTACTACAAATACAACAATTAGTAAATAGTGATAAAACACTAGTACAAGATGATAGTATAGAAAGTTTAAGCGATTTTACTGATAGTTATAGTAAAATGAATAGTGTTACACTAGTAAGAAATATAGCAGGAATTAAAATACTTAATTTTACTAGTGAGATTACAACTAAACTTATGATTATAGAAAAATCCTTAGATAGAGTACAAGAACTATTAGGTATTAATGACTCATTCTTAGGAATGGCATATGCTAGTGATAGTGGTGCTAAAGTAAATATACAGAAACAAGCTTCTGTAATGTCTTTAAGATATATAAATACTAAACTAGAATTATTTTATAAAAATGATAGTTTAACTACTTTAAGATTAATAAAACAGTTCTTTAGAGCTAATCAAGTTTTAAGAGTATCTGATGAGATAGTAGGAGATAGGTATATAGAGATTAATAAACCTATGACTTACCCTGATGGTAGTGTAGCTTATATGGAACATATAGACCCTAAAACTGGAAATTTACAGAAAGATAAAGCAGGAGCAGTAATACTTACACCTCTTAATGACCCTACTACAGACCTATCATTTACAGACGCTGATATTATAATAGAAAATAGTGAGTACTCTGATAGTAATGCAGAAGCTAAGGAGATACTAGACTCCATTGCTAATAGTCCTGCTGGACAAATGTTAGCTCAAGTAAACCCAAAAGGATATATGGAAATGAGTAGTTTAGCTATTAAACAAACTAAGTTTAAATACTCTCAACAAATAGCACAAATATTTGCTACTACAGCTGAAATGCTTACTCCTCAACCACAAAATCAAACAGAAATGGGTGGAGGTAGTGTAGCAATACCTGCTAACTCCCAACCAAAAGGATAATAAATGAGTATACTTGATAGTGCTAGTGATTTTATATCTGATAGTTTACCTGATGCAGTAGCTAATGCAGCAGATACAGTAGCTAATGTAGTAGCACCTACAGCTAATTTAGTAAGAAAAGTAGTATCTGACCCAAAGGAAGCATATAAAACAGCAGTTAAAGTAAAAGACACTATAGTAGACACAGCAGACTTACTATCTTATGCACCTAGAATGATTAAAGAAGAGATTACAGGTGAAGCTAGTAAGAAAAGAGAAACTAAGCGACAATACTTAAATAATAGAAAACTATTTGATAAAGCTAATACTTATTTATCTGCTGGAGAAAGCCCTACTACTATAGTTAATTCTATAGCTAAAGCAAGACCTCATCTAGTAAAAACCATTACTACTAATAGAAATGCAAAAGTTGATGATATGGATATACTTAACCAAATAGTAGATAGTGAAGATAGACATACAGACATTAAACTTGATACTATTAAGTATAATTTACCTAATACAGGTAGTCATAAGCTAGATGATTACTTTATTGGTACTAAAAAAGCATTGGCTGGGGTAGCAAGAACTGGTCAAGATGTAGGCAGAGCATTAGGATTTATTAATAAAAGAGATTATGACTTATATGATGAAGAGTCACAAAATCATATTACAGCTTTAGATAATGCACTACACGATAAAGACTTTATAAGTATGGGAACTTTAGGTAATGTAGCTTCTTCTATTAGTACTGGTGGAGTAGCTATGAAAGGCTTACAAGCATTATCTGGTGCTTCTAGAGTAGGATTAGTTACTGGATTAGTAAAAGCAAATCCAATAGCAACTTCTGTAGGTACAGGAGCTATTGGAGGATATGTAGATAATCGTAGTACTGCAGATAGTACAGTAGGGGGTTCGTTAATATCAGGTGCAGTANGTGGTGGTTTAGGGTATGTAGTACCTAAAGGGGTAGAAAAAGTACTAAAATCTATCAATACTTCAGACCAAGAAAAAGTATTTAATAGACTACTTAAAGACGCACCTACTTTAAAAGAGTCTATACCTAAGATTATGGAAGATTTCTATAATAGTGGAGCTAAAACTAGTGGTGATGAGACTATAGATAAAATACTTGCATTAGCTTATCATATGCACAGTAATGAAGAGATGAAAAATGCTTATAAACTAATGTCTAATCATAGTACTGATAAAGAAATGGAAGGTGTTATTAATGCCTTTATGCAAAGTAAAGTTAATAGAGAACAACTACTTACTGGTCTGGTAGATTACAAAGTTAATAATTCTATGAGCAGTAATTTATATGGTGTAGAAACTAGTATAATTAATACGGCAGAAGATATACAAAAGTCTACTCAAATAGCAAGTAAAAACTATGATGGTTTATTAGATAATTTAGATGATGTAGTTATAGGTACTAATGATAAAGCCAAACAAATTAGAATAGATACAGAGAATGCTACTAAAAGAAAATCTAGTATAATAGATACTAGACTTACTCTAAATGATAAAGTAAGAGAACTTCTAGACTATCAAAAAACCAAGGGTACTATTGATATGGCATTTAATGATAGGGCAGTAAATAAAAAACTAATGTTAGATGAGATTCAACTACTAAGAAATGATTTAGAGAAGAAAATAATTGATGATACTAATTATAAACATATAAACATAAATGATTTAAAAATAAAGTTTGATGGTACTGAAGAAACATTATTTCCTAATCTAGTAGAGAGTATTAGTACTCCATTATCACAACTAA